TTTTTTGATTACTTTGGAAACCCAATACCACATTTTGCTGCCTGTACAACACCTTGACGGCATTTTCATTTATTTTGTGTTGTCCAAAGACAAAGGCACGTTGGCTTTGGCGCGCCGCCGTTTGAAAGACATTGCAGCGCAAATGCAGATTTTGTAAAACTTTCAGGCAGCCTGAAAACCCATTGAAGCAAGGAAAAACACCATGAGCAATGCCTATCCCATACCCACCGAAATTTCCGACTTGCCAGTGCGCCCTAGTGTGCCAGTGGTTTTGGTGCTGTTGTCGGCGGGTGTGATTGAGCTGATTGATGTTGCCACGCGCCGCCAGTATCGCATGAACACCACCGTTCATGTGGGTGCGGCTTTGGAATTGATTAAGCATTGCCCCTTTTCCCATGCGCGTGTGGCGGTTGATGACGAAAATGTGGCAGCCGAAATCTTGCAAACCGCCCTGCGTACAAGCGGTTTTGTGGACAACGACCAAGCCTGCGTGTTGGTCATTCGCCCTGCGCCGCAATTTGTGAACGACATCAGCAAAACCGAGTTAATCAGTTTGAGCGCGATGGTGGCAAAATCGGGTTTTCAGGTTGCCGAAACGCAATTTTTCTTGAAACCTGCGGTGGAAGATGAAGATTGGATTTATTTTCAAGCCCTGCAAAATCAACAAGATGAAATTGAAACCCTGCCTGAACCCGAATACACCCAAGAAGGCTTTATCAACCGATTCCGCCATTGGATAGACAAAAATTTATAAATAGGAACACTTTAAAATGAATGATTTACCTGCTTGCCCACAATGCACTTCGGGCTTGACCTACCACGATGGCAGCCAATTTGTTTGCCCCGAATGCGCCCACGAATGGCAAGCCGTTTCAGACAGCCACGAAGATGAAATCACCGTCAAAGATGCCAATGGCACCGTTTTGCAAAATGGCGACAGCGTTGTTTTGATTAAAGATTTGAAAGTCAAAGGCAGCAGCATGGTCATCAAACAAGGCACCAAAGTCAAAAACATTCGCTTGCAAGATGGCGACCACGACATCGGCTGCAAAATTGATGGCACAGCCATGAATTTGAAATCGGAATTTGTGAAAAAAGTTTAAATCAAAATACAGGCTGCCTGAAAAGTGCCAACCGCTTTTCAGGCAGCTTATATTTCGCCCCATTACAGGGGCAAGCAATCATTCATTGATTGAACAGTATCTTAGGCGCACTCCATGAAGTGTAGCTTGCATTCTTTTTAAGCTTAATCAGCCCTTGTAATTTTAATTACAGGGGCTTTTTTATGTCTGAAACATTTGTCCAAATTTTGCCATGCGAACGTTCCAAAGGCGGTTACGCCATTTGGTTGCATTTTCAAGGCAAAAAATGCCTGATTAACCTGTTTATGCAACTGAAAGATGCGCGGTATTTTGCCTTGCACATTGCGACATCTTTTGAAATTGAGTTGGTGGACGAAACCTTATGAGCGCAGCAAATTCCTTTCCTTGTCTAAATAGTAACAACTCAATCGGTACTCGCCAACCGATTGAAACAAGGGAAGTTTTATTTGAGCGTTCAAAAATTCAGAAACTGAACGAATTTTCCACCAGCAATCGTAAAAGTGCCTACGCATTGGAATTGAACGTTAAAAGTTTCATTGAAAAATTTGGCATTAACCACGTTGGTTTTTTAACTCTGACTTTCAAAGACCATGTAACAGACGCCAAAGAAGCGCAACGCCGATTTAATTCGTTGCGAACCAATTTTTTGAAAAAGCATTACCCGAATTACATTCGTGTGATTGAACGCACTAAGTCGGGGCGCATTCATTACCACCTGATTGTAGCCACCAAAGAAGACATACGGCGCGGACTGAATTTTCAGGAAATTGCCAAACGCAATTACCAATCTGCGAACTTGTCAATTCGTATGCACTGGCAGCGTTTACGCAATAACTTGGATAAATACGGTTTTGGGCGTGCTGAATTGCTGCCCGTTAAAACCAACAGTAAAGGACTTGCCCGATATGTTGCCAAATATATAGGCAAGCACATCAACAACCGCCAAGAATGCGACAAAGGTGTTCGCCTGTGCCAAACCAGCATAGACAAACGTGCATTCTGGAAAGTAGCAACCAGCCATTTTAGCTTTTTAAGCAAAGGCTCGGCAGAGTGGCGCAGAAAACTGGCTTTATGGGTTGATTGGCTCAATCAGTATTTGGCTTATCGCCATGGTCAGGATTTTAAACCGATAACCGTAGATGATTACGGAGAGCGTTTAAAGCAAGAACTTTGCCCACAATGGGCGTTTAAAAATCGTGAAGTTATTAAAAATATTGATTTTGTTTTGAGAACACACGGCACGTTCTGACGGGACGTGTGTTCTCAAAACCTAATTATTTAATGATTTTTTAACCAACTAGGAGACAACCATGTCCGAAGAAAAACAAATTGAACAAGGCTTGTACATTACAGGCTCGTTTGAACGCATTAAAACCGATACACGCAAAGGCAAGGACGGAGATTTTGTCGTTCATTCTGTTGAACTGCTGGTGCGTTCCGAACAGGCAACCAAAGTTTACGAACTGAAAATCAAAGACCCTAACAAATTTAATGGGGTTAAACGCGGTCAGTTGGTTACTTTGCCAGTTTACGCTCGCGCCTACAATGGCTTTGTTTACTATAACTTGGCTGAATAAAAATCCCTGTTTGCCTGTGTCTGGCACAGCATAGGCAAACCATTTCAACCGTGCCAATGGAGAGTTCAGATGAACGCAATCAAAAAAATGGCGAATGCCGTCAATACCAAAACGACCGCTTTTGCGGTAGCCGTAACCACCATGCCTGTGTTTGCCATGGCAAATACTGACCCTGCTGTTGTGGCAGCCGAAAAAATCGAAGGTTTGACAACTGGTGTGGCTCTTGTAGGTGGTGCTATTTTGGGTGTTACTTTGGCTGCTGTCGGTTTCTTTGTGATTAACCGCATGGCTAAACGCGCTTAATTGAAAGGGGGCTACCAATGTCAGGCTACCGTGTTGGTTTTCAATGTTTTGGTAGTGTGGAAGCTGCCACGGATTATCAAATGTCATTGGTAGTCCCCACAATTACGGCAGACGGCTCACTTGTTTACCCTGTTAAGAAGGGCGACAAGTGGCACTTTGCAGGGCAGGAAGTGAATTTAAGCTTTGCCAGTTGCGACCCTGCGAAAGATTTTGAGGACGGTGCAATGATTTCAGGCAGCCTGATTGTGCTGTGTGCCGTGGCATACGGTTTCCGCATTTTGAACGATTTTATTAAACGCATGATGATTGAGAAATACCATGAAAGCGAAACGATATGAGCATTTATTTTTACATTGGTTTGGCTACATTTTTGCCGTTTTGGCTGCTGTTTCGGTAGGTGTGGCGAAAGCGGACGCGATACCACAACCAATGACGGTTCAGGAAGCGATTGCGCGCACACCTACTAATAAAAGTTTTAATATTGATGTAAATAATGGTACTGGTAGTTACAATAAAGGAAATTTAAATGTAACTTTCAATACAAATCAAGGTAAAAGTTTACAATTTAATAGTTTAAGCCCACTTTCCGACCCTATGAAAGGTGGAAAACAGCTAAATGTTGTTATCAAAGACCCTTATGGTAATCAAGCAACAGGTAAAATCAACACACAAACCAAATTACCAGCAAACAGTGCATTAAATCAAGCTGCGACTGGTTATCTTTATGGCGTAGTTGCTGGCAGTATCGTGAACTCGCCTAATGCCAAACAAGCTGCTCGCGAATTGGCGTATGGTAATTATGGTTCGGCTGCTGCGAATGCTGCTGCTGCGTTTGATGTATTTAATATTGGTAGTGGTTTGTATGGTTTATTTGATGAATATGCCAATGCAAAAGCAGCAATCGCAAATCCATTGCATGAAGCAGCAAAAGTAAAAGCAGAACAAGCAGCAGCCCAAGCAGCACAATCTCAATCACAAAATGGGCAGAATAATTTTAATGATTTTGTGGCAGACACTACAACTGGCTTACCAAAATCATATCCAAAATTAGCATTTTTAAAGGGTCATTTAAATAAGGTAATGATAGTTCCACATTGGTTTTATATGGATGGGGGCTTTTATGGTGATGGCTATGTATATGAAGTTGGTGAAAATACATTGGTTATTGGTAATCCAAATTCGAATGACCCAGATTCGTCATATAAATTAACAAACGTTAAGACTGTTCAAATTAACAAAGACAATTATCATCAGTACAAAGATGAAATTGATGAAGCAATAAGAGATGCAACACCTGCTGTTACGCTTGAAGATTTTTTACTTAATCAATCAGAAATTCAAGCAGTCATTGCCAATGCTTTAAACAAAATGCTTGACAATCAGCAGGAGAATACAGCAGCGATTAAAGATTTGGTTAATTTGCTTTGGCAAAATGGGCAATTAAACCCCAATAACACCCAAACGACCGTTGAAGGTACAGCAGCAGATAACACCTTTTTAACTGCCCCCTACACACCGCAAGGCAGTAATCAGGCACAACAAACCCAGTTTATCATCAATCCTGACGGTACGATAAGCACATCAATCGTTCCTCGACCAGACCTTGCACCGAATACGGCACAAGCCCCTACTCGGCAAATTGTCAATCAAACATCTTCACAAACACAATCAAATGCACAAAATCAGCAAGAACAAAGCAATCAACAAGAAGAACGGCAAGATATTTGCAAGCAAAATCCCAATAGCTTGATGTGTGCCGAAATGCAAGAAGTGGATTATGAAGATGTGGAAGTACCGAATAATGAAGTTAAAGTTGAGTTTAAGCCAGCCGATTTGTTTTCTGATAACGGTGTTTGTCCACAGCCAAAGCAAATTGTGTTTTATGGTAGCACCTATTTTTTATCGTATGAGCCAATGTGCGATTTTGCCAATGGCGCGCGTCCAATGATTATTTTATTGGGCATTGTGATTGCCATGAGCATGGTTTATGCCACCGTTAAGGAGATGTAATGAAAGCAATCGTTTCAATGATAATCAGCGCACTCATGACTTTTGCAGGAAAAATCCTGACGGCTTTGGGTGTGGGTTTCATCACATACAAGGGTTTGGACTTCATGCAACTGCAATTTGCCAATTACATCAAACAACAGCTTGGCAATATTCCGTCTGACGCATTGCAAATTTTTTACATGGCAGGTGGTGGCGTGTTCCTGAATTGGATATTTGGCGCGGTTGCGTTTATCGCCACAATCAAGAGTACATCACGTTTAACGGCAACAATGAAGAAAGGCTAATTTATGCTTTATTTGATTACGGGTAAGCCTGGCTCTGGCAAAACATTACACATGGTTTCTATGCTGTTAAAGCGCAAGGATTTGCAAAATCGCCCCTTGTACATTGACGGTATTCCCGATGTGGACGTGTCCAAAATTCCACATGAAAAGCTGCCTGAAAACTGTACGGGCGAAAACTGGCATGAATGGCTGCCCACAAACGCCATTTTGGTTGTGGACGAATGCCAACGCTACTGGCGACAACGTCCCAACGGTTCAAAAGTTCCCGAAGCCGTGCAAGCGATTGAAACACACCGACATCGTGGGGTTGATTTGTTCTTTATTACCCAACACCCACGCTTGATTGACATGAACATCAAAAGCTTTGTGGAAAACCACAAGCATTTTGATAAAACCCAACTGGGAACGCGCAGAATGTGGGAATGGCAGCGTTGTGGTAATCCCGACAACAAAGGCGATATTGCAGACGCCATGGCAAAGCCATACACATTAGACAAAAGCGCGTTTGACGCGTACAAGTCCGCCGAATTGCACACCAAGATTAAGGTTAATCGCAGTTTTTGGTTTTGGTTGTTTCCGTTGATTGTGGTGGCAGCTATTGCCATGACCGTTTATGCGTTAAGCTACAACAAACAAATTTTGTTTGAGCAACCCAAAAAGGCAGCAGAAACGGCTGCGGTAGCAGCCAGCCAACCGACCAAGGCAGACGGGGAAGCGCAAGCAGCACCGTCTGACGTGGGCGGTGGGCGCATTGCAGTGGCATCTGAACCTGTGCCGAATGATGACCAAATTAAAGCTATGGATTTTAAGCCCAATATTGACGGTAAGCCGTGGACTGCCCCCATTTATCATCCGATGAACAAACAAGTCAAAACCATGCCTTATCCTGTGGCTTGTGTGAAAAATGGTTCACGTTGCACCTGCTACACGGAGCAGGCTACGCCCATTCATGGCTTGGATAAGGGCATTTGCCTTGACTTTGTGGAAAATGGGATTTATAACCCCTACTTGCAAAATGAGCAGCAGGCGCAAGTTAGGCAGTCTGAAAATCCAACGAAATGAAAGGGGATTGACGATGTTTCATGAAATATTCAATCATGAAGATAAAAATGTTTTAGTTCATGTATCTAGCGATGCGTTAAGAGAAAAAGCATTGATTTTGGCAGAAGTTTCTACTTCTCTTAATTCTGTTAATCATAATACTTTGGGAGCATTGGTATTGGATAAATACCAAATTGAGAGATTGGGGACATTCTTAACCGTTCTAGAGCCCTATCTTGAAAATCCTGCTGATGTTGAAGTTTGCAAAAGCATGATTAAATCTTTGGGGTATTTGATTAATTACGTTGAAAATAGTACATTTACATCGTAGTTTTGCAGCACCGCCCTACTTTACCGCACCAAGCAGCTAGGCACATAGCCTGTGAAAAAGAAAGGTAAGTAGGGCTTTCTTCCACTTGAAACCTGAACAGTATCGTAGGCGTTTGTGCCTGTATATAAGCAAAGGTAATGCTATGAATTATTTAGGAATTGATGTCAGCAAGGCAAAAATTGATTGCTGCTTGATTGTCGGTGAACGCTACTTTCACCGTGTATTTAGCAATAATGTTGCTGGATTTGAAAAATTGTGTGAATGGCTGCTCAAATATGGGGCTGATGTGCATGTTTGCATGGAAGCCACGGGCGTTTACAGCGAAAATGTTGCTGAATATTTGCACGACAAACAATTTATTGTATCAATCGTTAATCCATTGTCCATTAAAAAATTCATTGAAATGGAACTGATTGCGGTCAAAACCGACAAGCAGGACGCGAAAAACATCGCGATTTACTGCAAACGCAATGAGCCTAAACCGCACATTTTTCCTACGTTGTCGGAGCGCAAATTAAAAGCCTTAACCCGACAACTTGACCATTTGAAAGAAATGCACACGGCGCAGAAAAACCGTCTGTTGGTTGCACATGAAGCGACACAAGCATTTATTCAAGACACAATACAGCATTTGGAGCAGCAAATTGTTGATGTTAAGGCTGCCATTGAGCAGCACATTAACGCTGAACCCAGTTTGAAAGAAAAATCCCAGCTTTTAAAGACGATTAGGGGAATAGGCTCGGCAACTGTTCCCCACTTACTCACATTATTTGCCGAGCGTTCATTTCAGAACGCGAAAAAGGTCGTATCCTATTTGGGGCTAAACCCGATTGTGAAACAGTCGGGGCAAAAAAAGACCAAATATATTGCCATTAGCAAGCAGGGAGACAAGCATATTAGAACGGCATTGTATATGCCAGCGATGGTGTGCGCGTTTAGGCTGCCTGAATACCGCGATTTTGTACAAAGATTGAAAGCCAAAGGCAAAACCAATAAACAAATTATTTGCGCGATTATGCGAAAATTGGTGGTGTATTGCTATATTGTGTTGAAAACTGGCGAACCGTTTAAGCAAATTTGCGACGTTGCGCGGAGCTGTAAGGCTGTCAAGGGGGAAGTTTTGTAAAGATTTTTCCCAAAAAATCTTTACGAATACCCCCTTGATAGACTGAAAGCGACCCCACACTCTGCCGTAAGGGCAGGTGGTCAAAGCGCGTGTTTTTTGCGCTTTGTCCCCCTGCCCGCGCGGCGTCGCAAGTGAGACTGGGGGGCGTGGGGGGCTAGACCCCCACATAACTTTGACTTACCACAAAATAACCGTCATAGCCACGAGACTATGACGGTGTTTTTGCTGAATTTTATACCTTTAAATTTCAATAAGTTAAAAACTTACTGAAATTTTATGATTGACAAGGTTCATAACAGTATCTTTTTTGGAAAAATGAAATGGCAAATCACCCTTTTTTTCAATCGCTTGACGCATTTTTGTTGCAACATCAACAACAAAACAAATCCCCCCACACGCTCCAAGCCTATCGCCGCGATTTGCAACAGTTGGCAAATTTGCTGCCTGACAACGCCCCCAATCCGCTCACGCGCAGCCAACTGGTTGCCGCTTTGAAAAAATTGTCGCAACAAAACCTGCATTCGCGCAGTTTGGCACGCAAACTGTCGGTGTGGCGGCAATATTGCCAATATTTGCACCAACAAGGCGCATTGGCAAACGACATCAGCCTAGGCTTGAAAGCCCCCAAAGCCCCCGAACGGCTGCCCAAAGCCATTGAGCGCGAACAGCTCAACCATTTGCTCAACCAAACGCAGCCTGAAAGCACATTAACCGTGCGCGATTTGGCGTTTATTGAATTGTTTTATGGAAGCGGTTTGCGTTTATCCGAATTGAATGCTTTGAATTTTCAAGATATTTTGCTGGACGCAGGCTGGGTCATGGTGCAAGGCAAGGGCAATCGCCAACGCCAAGTGCCCCTTACCCCAAAAAGTGTGCAGGCTTTGCGCGAATATTTGCCCATGCGCGTGGCACAAGCAGATGAAAACGCCCTGTTTACCAGTCGGCACGGCAAGCGTTTGACCACGCGGCAAATTGCCAAGCGTTTGGATTTGTGGGCAAAAAATCAAGGCAGTAACCAACACATTTCGCCACATATGTTGCGCCACAGTTATGCCAGCCATTTGTTGCAAGCGTCTCGTGATGTGCGGGCGGTGCAAGATTTGTTGGGGCACCGCAGCTTGTCCACCACACAAATTTACACCAAATTGGATTTTGACCATTTGGCGCAAGTGTATGACGACACACACCCACGCGCCAAACGCAAGAAAAAATCAGATGATTAAGAACCCGTGTTCGTTAAGATTGATTGGCTTGTTGTTCCAACATTTTGCGGCGTTTGGCGCAGGGCGTGTCGCAATCGCAGACTTTTTCCATGCCCAAAGCGGCAATGCCACCGCAACTGCCCTTGATTTCGCGGCGTTTGAAAATGTAGCCCAGTGCCATGGCGAAAATTACCGCCAAGAAAAATA